TTATAACTGGTCAAATCTGAAAACTGCAATTCAGGATGCAGTTGATGCGTACCTGTTGGAACTTAGACAGGGGTGGGCTGCAACAACATCCACCATTGTCAGAATCAGTCAGATTGAATCAAGAATACTTGCAGTTCCGGGTGTGGCAGATATTGCAAACACCAAGATAAACGGTTCAGCAAGCAACCTGACCCTTGGAACTTATAACATCCCAGTGATAGGGGGTGTGTCTGCATGATAAGGGAAGTTGACCTTGTTTCTTATTTGCCGGAGTTCATGCAGTCCTACATTGAACCAGTCGCAGCACTGGAAGGGGAAAACCCTGAATTTGATATTATGTGGAAAGCGGTTGACAGGGTTTTGTGCAACCGCTTTATTGCAACCGCTGATGAATACGGTATTAGTCGATTTGAAAAGATGCTTGGTATTCACCCGGCAAATGAAGATACCCTTGAATCAAGAAGGTCAAGGGTTCACAGTAAATGGTTCAATAGAATACCGTACACATGGAAAACACTGCTGCAAAAACTGATTGTATTATGCAGTGACACAGATTTTACCTTGACCCACAATTTCACAGAAGGGTACACCCTGACGATTCAGACAAACCTTGAATTGTTCGGACAGGTGGAAGAACTTGAAAATATCATCAATCAGATGATTCCTTGTAATATCGTCATTGATTCACAGAACAGTATTCCTTGCAACATCAAGGGTGCTGCTCTGTTTGGTGGTGGAATGGTGTTCATCAATGGGTTCACTATCACAAATGACTTCAAGGAAGTCTTTGCAGTGGAAAGCAACGTTGCCTTTGGTGGTGGTGTGGTCAGTGTGGAAGGTTTGGAAGTGTCAGATGCGTTCAATGAAACAATGCGGGCTGACGGTTCAGCAAGTGTTGGCGGTGGGGTGGTTCACACCGCTATGTTACAAATCACAGAAGATTTTAATGAAACCTTGAAAGCAAATAGTGATGCACTGGTTGCATCCGGGGTTGTGACAGTGGATTTCATTGAAATAAAATAAAAAATCAGAAAGGAAATGGTGAAAAATAATGGCAGAATTTTCAAAATTAGTCATTACACAAAACGGTCAGGCACTTATGGCAAAGATGATTGCCGGGACTGGTAACATTGAGTTCACAAAGATTTGTGCATCAAGTACCCAGTACACTGAAAATCAGTTGTCAGCCTTGACCGCACTTAGTAACGTGAAACAGACAACCCTTGTTTCCAAGGTTACAAGAACAAATGAGGTTGCAATCAAGGTTGAAGGTGCGTATACCAACGTAGAAGTGAAAACCGGGTATTATATGCGTACCCTTGGTTTGTATGCGATTGACCCTGACAAGGGTGAAATCTTATATGCGGTTGCAATCGAAACATCAGGTAACTGTTATATGCCACCTTACAACGGTGTTACTGTCACCGCTGCATACATTCAGTTGTATACCACAGTAGGAAATGCAGACAATGTTTCCCTTGAAGTCAATCCGGGTGCATACGCAACTATTGGTGACATTCAGGCATTGGAAGCAGAAATTGCAGACCTGAAAGCATTTGTTGGTTATACAGATGATGACATTTATGGTGTTGAAGTGGATTTCACAAATAAGAAGTTCACACGTCTTGCGGGTGCGGTAGGTCGCACACCGGGTGAAGGTTTTGATTCTATTCAGGCATTTGGTGGAAGAAAACTTTGTAACCTGACAAATGACGGTAAGGTTGTAGCATATCAGGGTGATGCAGCTTTCACAACCACTGGTAAGTTGACCATGGCGGTTGACCTTAACCCGGAAGGAACTGAAACACCTGACAGTGCTTTACAGTTTGCAGCGGGTACAATCGTTCAGACTATGGTTGAACAACCAAAGTTCTATTACAAGGTTGTTCCACTTATCACTGAAAAGACAACCAAGGGTTCAATCATCCGCAAGGCACGTTGGTATGTGTCTGATACACCAAAGGCGGGATTCAAACTGCATCCTGACTTTATTGTGAACGGTGCAGAAAATGATTATTCTTATCATTCCGCATTTGAAGGTTCACTTTGGGATGCTTCTGCAAGTGCTTATATCTTGGATGATGCACAGGTTGCTGACTTTGCTGCTGATATGCTTGCAAGTATTGCAAATGCAAAACCGCTTTCAGGTCTTACACAGAACGCAACACGTGCAAACGTCAGAAAACTTGCACAGAACCGTGGCACTGGTTGGGAACAGTTGACTGTTCAGGCTGCTTGTGCAACTGAAATCTTGATGTTGATTGAGTATGCAACCTTTAACACACAGGCTGCTATTGGAAACGGTGCGGTGTTCAAAACTGATGACGGTACTTCCAACATGGCAGAAAATACAGGTGCAACCGTTTCCCTTGGTAATAAGTCCGGGGCAGTCATCAATGACAACGGTATTCAGATTGTGTCCTATCGTGGTGAAGAAAACCCTTGGGGTAATATTTGGAAGTGGGTTGACGGTATCAATCGACACGTCACCGCAGATAGAAACATTGTCTATATTGCAGACCATGGTTTCAAGGATGACACAAGTGAAGCACCGTATGAAGATGCGGGAATTTCTGCTTGCACAAAAGAAGGTTACGTTTCCGCTTTCTGCTATTCAGAAGAATATGATTGGTTATTCATTGCCGGAGAAACAAACGGAAACAGTTCACTTCCTGTTGGTGATTATTTTTGGAACTATCAGGGAACTGTTTGGACGGTCGCTATACTCTGTGCGGGTTGGACTGATTCTTCTAAGGCGGGCGGTTTCTGTTGGCGTCTTCATTATGGTTCGGGTAGTCGTTATCGTATTGTTTCGGGTCGGTTGGTGTACCACAAGAGAACCGCAGTTGTTGCGTAACCGCTGCATAGCAGCATGACTATATATTTGTAAGGTAGTCAGTTTGAATATACAGATGACATTATCAATTTAACCATGAATGAAACAAATCCTTGCTGAAAAAGTGAAAAAGCAATTCAGTCACTAAACTCAGTGCGAATTGGAATAATTCTTCTAAAGCGGGCAGTTTCTATTGGAATCTTAATAATGGTTCAGGTAATCGTAATCGTAATATTTCAGGTCAGTTAGTAAATGCACTAAACACCCCACTTGTTTTCAGGTGGGGTGTTGTTATTTCAAAAATCAATGCTTATACCCTGACTACCGTGCCACTTGGCAAAAAAACTTAAAATTACAAGACTGTATTAGTAGACCGTCACAAGCGGGTTGAAAGTTCGGTCTTAGTGCATACAAAGAAGGGAACAACGTGAAACGTTATGGCAACATATATGACAAAATCTGTTCAATGGAAAACCTTGAACTTGCGTACAAAAATGCAAAGAAAGGAAAAGGGTGGTACAGAGAAGTAAGAGAAATTGAAGCAAATCCACAGTATTACTTGGAACTGCTGCAATCCATGTTGAAAAATCACACCTATCAAACATCAGAGTATTCCACATTTATGAAGAAAGACGGTAGGAAAGAAAGGGAAATATACAAACTTCCATTCTTCCCGGACAGAATCGCACAGTGGGCGGTCTTGCAGATAATTGAACCGCAGTTGTTGGCATACTTCACTGATGACACCTATTCCGCAATACCAAACAAAGGTATTCATGCAGCTTTCAGAAAGTTGCGAAAAGCAGTTGATGAACACCCGGAAGAAATGACCTACTGTTTGAAAATCGACTGCAAGAAATTCTACCCTTCTATTGACCATGACATACTAAAGCAGAAGTTCAGGAAGAAATACAAAGACCCTGAACTATTGTTTTTGATTGATGAAATTATTGACAGTATCAACACTTGCCCGGCAACGGAAGAAAACATTGACTTCTATGCGGGACAGGGAAAAGAAATCAAGATTGTGACCGGGGATAACGGTCAGGAATTTATTGACGGTATCGGCATACCGATAGGGAATTATTTTTCACAATATGCCGGGAATTTTTATCTGACGGAATTTGACCACTGGATGAAAGAGGTCAAGCACGTTAAGCACTATTACAGGTACATGGATGATATTTGTATTTTCGCATCATCCAAAGAAGAACTGCACCAGTTACTTCAAGAAATTGAAGAATATTTGAACACTAAGTTGAACTTACGTCTGAAAGGTAACTATCAAATCTTTCCTTCATTCATCAGAGGTGTTGACTTTGTTGGGTATAGGATTTTCTTAGATTATACACTGCTTAGAAAATCCACCTGTCAGCAGTTCAAACAGAAGATGACCGCAATCAGGAAGAAAATTGAAAGCGGTCAGGAAATGAACTATTCAGAATGGTGTTCAATCAATTCATATAAGGGTTGGTTGAAACATTGTGACAGTTACCGATTGACTGAAAAATATATTGTGCCTATTCAGCCTTATGCTGATGAATATTATAAAAACCATATCAAGGCAAAAAAGAAAAAGAAAGGTGGTAAGAACCATGCAGCAGTACGGAAAAGTGAGAAGTACGCAGCAGCCTGAAACACAGGTCATTGATGAATACAGTGTTTGGGTTGCAGAAAACATCACCCCGGTGAGTGAACCGGGAACAGATGAACAACCGGGTTTTGTTGGTTATGAATATGACCTGACCCAGTACACCAAGGATGAATACATCAAGATGATTGATGAAAAGAACGCAGCCTTGGAAACACAGGTTACTGACACGCAGCTTGCGTTGTGTGAAGTCTATGAAATGTTGGCATAAGGAAGGGGTGAAGAATCATGGCAAAAGTTTATGCTGACCTTATCCGCAAGGGTTTGAAAACGATTGATGACGTGCCGGACAAACTCAAAGATGAAGTTCAGGCAATCTTGGACGGTGATAACTGATGCTTAGTCAGATTATCATAAAAATACTATTCAGAAAGGATGTGGGTGAAATGGCAGTAGTTTATGCAACTTTGATTGTCAAGGGTAAGAAGTCTTATGCTGACGTACCTGACAGAATCAAGGAACAGGTCAAAGAAATCCTGATTGATTTGGACTGTTCTGACCTTGTTACTGAATAAGACAAGGAAATTATCAAGCACACTAAAACAACCGCTATATGACGATTATATGAGGTCATAGGCGGTTGTTTTGCGTGTAGAAAGTAGGTGAAAAGTAATGGTATCAATCCAAGCAGTGATTACAATGGTTATTTCCATTATTTCAGTAACAGTTGCGGTTATTTCAGCAGTAATTGCAATCAGACGAAACAAGACCGCAGATGACAAAAGGGAAGCAACGGAAATGACAACAGTGATTGTGGAACTGAAACAAATCAGTAAGGACACCGGGGAAATCAAGAATGATGTGAAAAGTGTCAAGTCTGATGTGAAGCACAACACTGAACAAATTATCAGGCTTGATGAAAGTCTGAAATCCGCATGGAGAGCAATCAATAAATTGCAAGACAAGGAAGGGGCTGATTCCCATGTGGACTGAAAAGGAAGTCAGACAGTTGGAACGCAAAGACCGCATTGAAGCGGTCTTGCACCACAGGAAGATGCGAAAAATCGAACTTAAAGCCCAAAAGAAGAAATACAGTAATTCAATGGTTTGGGTTTGGGAGTTTTCAAAGAAACTGGTGCTGATTTGTTCAGCACTATACATTTTCAGTTTCTTTTATTCATGCGTGGTTATGTGGAAATTCTTTGATTTCACATACCTTGGTACATTCATTGAACAGGCAAGTGACATTTTGAAAACGTGCGTATTTGGTTACTTTGTCAAAGCGGGTGTTGAAAATGTTTTCAAGATTGCAAGTTCAAAGTTGAACAAAAGAACTGAACAGGATGATGCGGGTGCAACTGTTGCACCTGACGGTGAAGAAAGTGAGGAAAAATAGAAATGGACTACATGACAATTATCAGTCAGGTACTTCTTATTGTGGGAATCCTGACACTTTTTGTAAACATCATCACAGAGGTAATGAAGAACACCTTTGGAATCTTAAAGGGTTCAAAGGTCATCAACGTGTTTGTGCTGATTCTGTCATTAGTGGCAACAGTTGGTGTGTTCCTTGCCTACTGGGAGATTAAACAGTTAGAAATCACATGGTACATCATTGCAGCTTTCATTGTTGTGGGCTTTTTGGTTGCCTATGCTGCAATGTTTGGGTATGACAAATTACTGAAACATTTTGAGAAAGGGACAGGTGGAAAATAATGAATATTATCGAAAAAATCATCAGCATTGCAAAGGCTGAAATTGGTACTTGTGAACCGTCAGGTGATGACAAGTATATCAAAGTTTACAATGCACTTTCAGGTGCGGGGTTCAATATGGCGGTTGCGTGGTGTGCAATCTTTGTGACTTGGGTGATGTATACTGCCGGAGTTGCAAAAAGCATTGTCCCATACTTTGCATCATGTGACATTGGTATGAACTGGTTCAAGAAAAAAGGTCTTTGGAAAAATGGCAAGGCATACGGTGGAAATTACACACCAAAAAAGGGTGATGTGATTTTCTTTTCATCCAAACATAATCAGAATGATTCAACGCACACTGGTATTGTAACAGGTACGTCAGGCAATAAAGTCCATACGATTGAAGGAAACACGTCTGATGCGGTACATGAAAGAACCTATGATATGGGTGATGCGTATATCCTTGGCTATGGATGCCCTGAATACGGTGTGACGGTTGAAAAGACAGAAGATGATGTTGCAACTTCCGGCTATGAAACGTATACTGTAAAGAAAGGGGATTGTCTTTGGGGGATTGCTGCAAAGTACCTTGGTAACGGCAACCGCTACAAAGAAATTATGACCCTGAACAGTTTAACCAGTACAACAATCCACACTGGTCTTGTCCTGATGATTCCGGGAACAAATAAGAAAGCGGAAGAAGCAGCAAGTTCAGTCAGAACCTATACAGTGGTTCGTGGTGATTCCCTTTGGAAGATTGCCACAAAACTTCTTGGTAAGGGTTCACGTTACAAGGAAATTATGCAGCTTTCCGGCATCAGTTCCACATTGATTCATGCGGGTCAGGTGCTTACTGTTCCTGAAAAATAGAAGTTCATTTTTGTTCAATGTGCATGAGAACTGAACTTCTTACTGGTTGCTTACAAATTGCCTGAAAAGGCTTTATTTTAGGGGGTCTGTACTTATGCAAGAGATAATGCAGAACCCCTTGAAACAAGGGAAAATGCAGAAAAGTCAAGGTGTTCATCTTTGTTCATCTTGCACAATCCTTGTAACGCTTCTTACAAGTTGCTTACAGGTTGCTTACAAAATAAAGGCAAAAATCAACCCCGGTGCATTACGCACTGGGGTCTTTTTTTATATCTTATCAATGGCTTCTATCAGTTGTTGAATCTCAAAATGAGTGTAGACGATTTCTGTTACACCTTGCCCCTTGTGTCCCACAATCTTCTTGATAATCTTATCATCCACCCCGGCAGCAGTCAGCAGTGTAACAGTGGTGTGGCGGGTGTCATGTGGTCGGTGGTCAGGCATCCCCATTTGGTCAACCATAGGTTTCCAGTAGGAATCATAATAATTGCGGTATTCAAAGTGTTTTGCATCAGGTGTTGACAGAAGGTATTCACAATCGTTCTTGGTCATCCAGTATTCAAAGTATGGTATCAGTTTTTGTGCAATCGGTACTTTTCTAATACCCGCTTCCGTTTTGGATGCAATCACATCAAACCACCGTTCTTCAAGGTTCACGTTCTCTTTTTTCAGGTCAAGCAGTTCACTGATTCGTACCCCGGTATAAATAAGCATCAGGACAACGGTGAAGTATTCATTGGTATCTTTCCACTTCCAAACCTTTGTGATTTCATCAGTGCTGAACGGTTTCCTGTCATATTTGTTTGGATTGCGGTCTTTGTACTGGTTTATATCAACGTATTGTGCATAGTCCTTTGCACAAATGTCATTCTGCATTGCGAACTTATAAAGCATGGTAAACAGAACTTTGAGTTTCCGCAGTGTTGGGTAATTCTTGCCGGAATCATCAACCACACCTTGCAGATGACTTTTTCTAATATCATTGAACCGCATGGACTTGATTGGTTCACAAAGAAGGTATGAAGCATTATACCCCTGAATATTGGACTTGGAAACCTTTGGGTAATGTTCCGCAGACCATTTTTCAAAGACTTCCGCAAAGGTGATTTTATTGGCATCCATATCATACGGATTTTCATTGAAGTGTGCCAAAGCAACCAGTGCTTCACTTTGGGT